TATTCCTGAGGATGTTGAGTGGATTGATGATGCTTTCTACATTATGAAGTCTCGTTTCGGTATGCACATCAGCATTCTGAGAGAACCTCTGGGGCAGCACTTCATCTCTGGATTGGAGTATGATACTGTCCTGAATGTCACTCGGTGGCATCTCAAAGCAATACAAGAAGGAACACTAGACGAACACACTCGGAAATATGAAGGAGTGGTGGGAGGAAAACTATGAGCGAAGAATTTTTCAAATCAGAAGTAGTTCAGGAAGAACTTAACGATCTGCAAGATACCTACACAGATCTGCTTAAAATGTCTCAAAACTTTCAGGATTTTGATCCTCAACAGAAGATTGAGCACATCAATAAGACCCTGGAACTCATTGCAAAGCAAAAGGTATTCTATTCCCGACTGGAATTGATGGCAAACTATGTTGCAGAGGATGATGACAATGAGTCTGAGGTCCAAGCAATGAAGGAACGAATAGACACGGTGTCTACCCTCTACACAGGGGGGCAGGGCAACCTGCTAGCAGTCTTGCAGGCGATGGAAGACAAACTCATCCACTGGAAAAAAGAACTCCAAGGGGCTTGACGCCCCTTTTTTCATGGTCTATGATGTGCAGGTCCCGTGAGACACACACCATCAAATACAATGACCAATACGCCGTCAATCAAACCTTTATATACTAAGTATCAGCAATGGGGATTCAAGAATGCTTGGAAAGCAAACCAAGTCCGACATGTTCATGAGAACATGGAATGGTTGGTAAAGCAACCCAAGACCAAAGGTAACGTTACCATTACCTACAATCCTAATCTCTTCAAGGCAGACTACCCGTATATCAATGACCATAATGACATCTCTGCCATGCGAGAGTCTCTTCGTGCCACGTTTGCTCGCATGTTGCGAGAGACTACCGAGTTTGATTGTTGGGCAACACATCCCAAACTCAGGCACCTGAAAGCGATCAAGAATGCCTTCCGTCAGGGTAAGGTACTGCCAAATGAACAGGTTGATGAAGCAACTCAAACTTCTCTGGAAGATATTCTCATCAACACCGAGTACAATCACCCCGAAACTCAGCAGGTGGTTCCCTTTGCCAACTTCTCTATCAATGGTAGAGATTTGAAGGTCGTCATGGAGTGGGAAGCGCCCAACGGGGTGTCCATTTCCAGACTCAATGAGATCAACGAGACTGTCAAGCAAATGCTCGCTTGACACCCCATAAATAATGTGTCATCATGACTTCGGTCTGGTGACACACAGACCAAATACAAAACATACGGAGAATACAATCCATGTCTTTCGCATCGCTCAAAAAGTCCAGTGGTTCCATCGCCGCTCTGACTAAGGAACTGGACAAGATGAGTAAAGGTTCGGGCAATGGTCCCGACGAACGCCTCTGGAAACCAGAGGTTGATAAAGCAGGCAACGGTTATGCTGTCATCCGCTTCCTGCCCGCTCCCACTGGTGAGGATCTGCCCTGGGCACAGGTCTGGTCTCACGCCTTCCAAGGTCCTGGTGGTTGGTACATCGAAAACTCCCTGACCACTCTCGGTCAGAAGGATCCTCTTGGTGATCTGAATCGCGTCCTCTGGAACAGCGGTCTGGACTCTGACAAAGAGGTTGCTCGTAAGCAGAAGCGTAAACTCTCTTACTACTCCAACATCTATGTTGTGAAGGATCCTCTTCACCCTGAGAATGAAGGTCGTGTCTTCCTGTATAAGTATGGCAAGAAGATTCACGACAAGATTGTTGAGTCAATGAAACCTCAGTTTGAGGATGAAGAACCCATCAATCCTTTCTGCTTCTGGAAGGGTGCTGACTTCAAGTTGAAGATCGTTAAGCAGGATGGTTACTGGAACTACGATCGTTCCGAGTTCGCTGCTGCTAGCACACTGGGTGACTTTGATGATGACAAACTCGAAGAGATCTACAACCAGCAATACTCTCTTGCTGACTTCACCGACCCCAAAAACTTCAAGTCCTATACTGAACTTGAAGCACGTCTGAACCTCGTCCTTGGTAAGACCAATCGTGCCGCTCAGGTGGCACAGGAAGAGGAAGAGCAGGATCCCGTGGCATTCTTCTCCCCCGAAGAGACAGCCAAGCAATCGGCACCTGCCTTCAACAGTGGGTTCGGTTCTAGTGTAGAATCGTTGAACGAGGACGAGGATCCTGACCTGTCCTACTTCGCCAAACTCGCTAACGACGACTGATGAATACCCCCAACTGGCAACACCATTCTAAGAAAGAAGCAAAGCGCACCCTGAAACCTCAGGCACTGCGCCAAGCGAAGAAGCGTCGTGCTGCTCTCAAAGCAAAACTACTCGCTGCTTCGGTTGTGCTGGTTGGGGCAGCATCACCTGCTCAGGCGGTGACCTGGGGAGAGTTCTGGGAACCTTTCACAGGCGATAGGCACCACCACCGTGTAGAGAGACATTACTATCACCCAGCACCCCCACCACCAAGGATGTGCAGGAGAAAGCAAGTGGTTGACACATGGGTTGAACCCACACCCTTTTACCCTGGGTACTGGTCACAACGAATCAGGTGGACCTGGGAACCTTGTCACCGCCACAGACATCGTTATGATCACTAAAACCAAAATCGACCTTTGATTGCAAAAAGACCCCGAAAAAAATTCGGGGTATTTTTTTGTCCCCAGGGTTTTTCATAAATATTGACAGATCCACGAATATCGTGTATCGTACTAATATCGCGAATATCCATCATCATGCACAAACCTTACTCTGCTGAATGGCACAGACATCGTTATTTGAAGGAAGCGATCGACAAGTACCTTGACGATGGGATTGATCCAAGTTACATTGTGGATGATATTCTCGATATTCTGCATGTTCGCTCTGAGGCGGCATATCTCGAATTTACGAGAATCAACCAATTAGAACATTATCTCTCGGACGTAGGAACATGCTCTCAACCCAATATAGACTCAGATTAGAGTTTATCTGTAAAAAGATCGCAAACAAGGAAGAGGTAAAATTAGAAGATATGATCTGGGCAGAGAAACTCGCCAAGAGACACACAACTGCCCGAGAATGGTTAAATAAGGCACGTCGCTGTGCTGCCCAGGATATTCAGGAGGGCAGTATGGACGATTTTATGAATAAGATGGGACTAGGTGACCCCGACCCATCTAATTACAGAACGGGGTTCAAATCAGCAGACGAAATTGTGGATTGGTTCAAGCAGGATAAACCTGATGATTGGAGACAGAGAGATTAGTAAGACCCACTAGAAGATCCACCAGTTGACTGACCGCTTGTCGTTGTACTGCTTGCGGTGGTGCCAGCGTCTGTTGTGCCAGCAATCACACCAGAAGAGTTCACAATACCTGTACCAGCGGAAGACGTGGCAGATGTAGTGATAGTTGCACCAGCATCATTGGTTGTGACTGTCACATCTCTGTTACCAAGATCTTGCTGACCACTAAATTCAACACTAGAAGTAAGACCATACTCAGTAGTATAGTATTTCTTCTTGGTGATAAAGATCTCTTCGACAGTATTGGGACTGACCTTAATTTGCTCACCATCACCAAGTTCTTCATTTGGTGCATATTCAAGCAATTCTTCAAATTCTTCTACAAATGCAGTAACGTAGAGAGGGTTGAGCAACCAGATGTTTGATTTTTCATCGTTTAGGTTTCTCTCGTGTTCCCAATTGGATACAGGGTACACAGAATCTGCAACAATACTGCCATCTGGTTTATATGCAACGTAATCGCCATTGACGATTTTGCCTTCTTTGAGGATAATATTACCCAGATCGTCTCTTACTTCATTTGTCTCGTAATGGTGTACGCCATTAACACTGAGATATTTTCTTTCAACTATATCATAGAGTTCTTGCTCAGAAAGAGGCCAATCTTGATATATGTTGATAATGTTATTACACAACAAAACAACCCAATCTAGACCAGAATCATTATATTTGTCATATGCAACTTGGTCAGGTCTTTCGTTGTTTCCAACAGTGTATTGCTCAAAACCCAAGATATCATCTTGAATGCTGTCGCGAATCTTGACTCTGCGAAAGATGTTCTTTGCTGCGACAAA